CTCGTCGACACGCGCCTGGATGAATGCCTTGGCATCCTTGCCCAGCGCTTCGGCCTCGTTGCCCTCGACCTTGTACTCGCCCGCAGAGATGTAGGTGCGGACGATGCCCGCCTTCTCCAGCGCGGCCGAAACGTCGTCGTGGGCGGTGTAAACGCCGATCGAGCCGGCACGCCCGGATGGCGTGATGACGATCTCGTCGGCCTGGCTGGCGATCCAGTAGGCAGCGCTGGCCGCCATGGAATTGATGTGGGCAATGATGGGCTTGGAGCCGCCACGCAGCGAGCGGATTTCAGCGGCGATTTCCATCGTGCCTGGGACCGAGCCGCCGGGGCTGTCGATCTCGAGCACAACTGCCGCCACATCATCGCTGACAAGCGCCGCATGCAGCGCCTGGGTGAGCGATTGGTAAGACGTGCCGCCGGAGAACTCCGACATCATCGTCATGCGCTGCGACAGCACGCCATAGACAGGCACAAGCGCCACATTGGCGGGCTTGGGCGCCTCAACGGGCGAACGCCTGTCAGCGGACCGCAGCGCGGCTTCCTCTGGCGTGTAATCGCCACCGGCTGCCTTGAAAAGCAGGAAGTCGGTAACGGCGGACATCTTTTCGCGGTCAAGTGCCCACGGCTCCGCCACGAAGGCAGAGAGAATATGACGATATTTCATGTGGATTCCCTATGCCGCTGCCGGCTGGGGCGCGGGGACGGTGGAGTTGGGAGGCTGAGCCTCACCAACTTTTGCCAGTGGCTGCATGGTGCCGTTGACGATGGACTGGTCGCCGCCATCAATTTTGCCCTTGTCCTCGTAAGAACGGGCCTCATCGATGGTATAAATGCCGTTTGTCACCATCTTTGACAGGAACTCGGCACGCGCGGTGCTATCACCGCGAAGCAGTCCTTCGAGCGAAAACTTCACCGATGTCGTCTTGCGAGTCTCAGCATCCATAAGGTCGCGTCGCGCTGCGGCTTCGATGCTTCGAAGCATCGGAGTCAGGCAAGTCTTGGTGAATTGCAGGATTAATTGCTCAATACCGCTGCCCCAAGTAGTCGTGCCGTTGGAGGCATGGCCAATCATGACTGGCGGCACGCCGAAAATGCGACAAATCTGTTCAACGCTGAACTGTCGCGTCTCGAGCATCTGTGCATCTTGCGGATTCACAGTGAGTTGCTGGTAAGTCAGGCCCGCCTCGAGGACGACGATCTTGCCGGCTCGCTCAGACCCAGCGTACTGCTGAAGCATGTCGCCGATCTGCTTACGCTGCGGATCCTTCAAGATTTGGTCACTAGACAGAATGCCCGCCGCCTGCATCCCCCCAGCAAACATCTTGCCGGCGGTTTTTTCGGCCGCCATGGCATTGCCCAGCGTGTTGCGGACCACCCCGATTGGCGACAGACCTCGATCGGAGCCAGGAAGGGTTGCCCCACGAACGTGGAACATGTTCTTTTCGCTGATCCGGCGCTTCTTGCCGTTCTCGGTGAACTCGTAATAGCGCTCGTTGCGCGTATTTCGGCACACATCAACATTCTGCGGGTGCAGTGGGTTCAGCGCAACAAGCCGATCGCCAATGAACTTCTTTTCGGCGAAGAAATTTCCATCGAGACACAGGCATATAGCAGTCATCGACCAGAAATCTGGAGCAGTGTCGTCGATATTGGGCATATCGTGCAGCAGATCGTACAGATCCGTGCCCTTAGCCAGCGTTACGCCGTCCGCGCCATAGACGAGGCACGGCAATGTCTTGACTGAATTGGCAATGAGATTGACGCAGGCCCATACCGCGTCCAGTGCCAGCGCTGTGTCGTAGTTTACCGTCTCGCCGCTGGTCGTTCCGAGGCCAAAAAAGCCGCGCCAGAACGCCCCGTCGGTGAGCTTGATGGGCCTTCCGGCCCAACGGTCAAATAAGCCCATCAAATCACCATTATGGGGTTGGAAAGGAAGTCGTCGATGCTGCTCTGCGGCGCAGCGTGGGTATCGCAGGCCACGCCAACCGCCATGGCTGCTGCTATCGACGGATCGATGCGCACAGTCGATTTGGCTTTGACGAAGAACTGGTTGCCCATGAGCGGGTCAGTCTCGATGTGCACGCCCATCAGGGCGGTCAGCGTGACCGGAGAGCGCCGAATGCGCACCCGCTCCTCTAGGATTAGCTCCTCGAGTTTCGACACAGAACCAGGCATCCAATGCCCAAGAGGCGCGGGAAGACCTGCCGCCTTGGCAGCCTCGATCTTCTCGTCCGATGGACGTGCCCGACGCTTCCCGCCCTGCGGGTGGGCCACGGTTGGAAACTCCAAGCCGTAGTTGTCGAGCTCTTCCTGGAACTTGTCGTAGCTGTACTTGTCGAACCCGAGCTCGCCGATGCCGTGGCTGGCATCCAGTCTGGCGAAGTGCGCAGCGACATGGTCAAACCTCACCCGGCCGCCATCAGGGGCGTTCAAGTAAGGCTGGCCCTCGATGTCGTTGCCATCGGCGTCCTTGTGCATCGTGGAAGACCAGAGCCTGTAGGGCACATGGTCGACCTTGGAGCGCTCGTCCATCGTGTCGCCAGGAGTCCAGCTTTCCACCCACAAGTCGTAGGTTGGCAGGTCCGCCTCCGTGCCGTCCGCCTTCTTGACCCGCTTCACGCCGGTCTCGATGCAGAACGCAGCGGACGTCAGATCCTTGGTGCCGGACAGATCGAGGCCGGCGCCATTGATCGCCCTGCCCTTGTGTTCTTCGTAAGGGTCGAAGTCGGCCATCACCCTTTCGAGCAGCGGCCTTGGGATCCACGCGGTATCGGACTCGGTCCAGACGCAGAAGTGCAGCCGCAAAATGCCGTTGCGCTTCGATGGGATGTCCTTGGCCTGGGCGACGACGCCTTCCAGATATTCGTACTTGAGGATCACGCCCAACAGAGGGTTGGCCTTGATCCAGCAAGTCGGGTCCGTTAGCGGGTCGTCGTCCTTGTCCAGTGCGCAGACATAAGCGAACGTGTCGTCGCTGCCGTCCCACGTCTCCCCCACATAGGTGAAGTCGTCGTCTGGCGTCTGCGTGCCGGCCGCCACCTTGATGGCGTGCTGATGCTCCGCCCAGCAAATCGAGTTGCGATCCGAACCGGAGTTCGTAATCATCAACAGCAGGGGCGATCGGCGAAACTTGAACCCGCGCTCGAGCATTTCCAGAACGTCGCCGTTCGGGTGCTCGTGCAACTCATCAGCCAGGGCAATATACGGCCGCGGGCCAGACGAGGCGCCTTCACGCGAGATCGGGCGAAAGAATGAAGCCGTCTTGAGGTCGGTCAGATTCCAAACCGGATTGCCGCCCGACTTGGTGATGCGCTTTTTGAGCGCAGGAGATTGGTCGACCATGGCCACGGCGTCGCGGAACAGGACCATGGCTTGCGCCTTGTCCTTGCCGGCCGCATAGACCTCGGCGCGCTCCTCGCCGTCGGCCATCATGCCGATCAGGCCGATGCCGCCAGCGAACGGGCTCTTGCCGTTGCCTTTGCCTTCCTCGCCATAGTAGCGACGGAACCGACGAAGCCAGTCACCCTCTGGGGTGCACTTCTGCCAGCCGAACAGGCTGCCGACCTTGAACTTCTGCGACGTGTGCAGAATGAACGGGCGCCCTTCGAACTGGCCGCCATTGAGCTTCAGCACGTCTTCAAAAAACGCGATGCGGCGCAGGGCCAGCGTCAGGTTGAACCGCAAGCCACGCTTGTGGCCTTCCTCGCGGTCCTGCCGATGGCGCCTGCAGGCGTTCCGCACATGCGGGCCGGCAATGATGGCGCCGGAAATCACGGACTCGGCATACTCATCAACCGGGCCAGTCGGGTAAGGCGGGTCGATGATGTCGCCCTGCGGCGATTTAGTTGAAGTGCTTTTCGGCGGGGTCTTCTTGCTCGTCACCTGGCATTACCCCCGCCTTTGAAGCGTCGGCAGGCGTCGCTCCCATCTGGCCGTAGCACTGCCTTAAGAGGTTGAGGGCCTGCACGCCGCAGTCCTCGCCGGCAATCATGCGCCCACGAATGTTGGCAGCGATCGCAAGGAATCCTCGGTGTGAATTGTTGAGCCAGGGAACCTCGGCGACGATCTCGTCCCAAGCCTGCTTGGCGTTGTCATTGAGCCATGGGAAAGGCTTGCCAATGTCGGCAAGTCCTACCGGTTCGTTGC